AGTTGTTTCTTCAGTTGCTGTTTCAATTTCTGGTGTTTCAGTTTCTTTAGAATCATTTTCTAATTCTATTTCAGTATCTGGTCCAGATGTATCGATATCGACAGTTTTATTTTCTTCCGTATCGGGCATAGTTTCCTCCTAGCGTTACTATGTTTAATATTGATGAAGTATATCTTCGGGATTGTCGATGGTTGCTAAAACTTCATCGTCATTTAGCAATCTTACTTCCCCGCCATCGATCTGGATTCTTGATCCAGCGTATCTTGCGAAAATTACCCAGTCACCTTTTTTACACCAAGGTCCTTCAGGAAATTTTTCTTTATCATAGCAATGTGGACCCATAGCAAGAACTAGACCACAAGTTGATCCAACTTGTTGTCTCTCTAATGTATCTTGTCCAAGATATAATCCACCTCTAGTTTTTTCTGGCATCTTAAATGGTAAAACAACCATTCTCCATCCAGTAGGTTGAGGTAATTTATTTGATTCTTTTTTCTTCAAACGCTCATAACCATCAACTTCTTTTTGATGATCTTCTGCGTATTTATCTAGTAATGCCGATTTAACTTCTGGTTTCGAAGTCGACGACGTTTTCTGCTCTTTCAGTTTCATTTTTTTGCTCCTTAGGTTTTAGCAGGTTAGAGATTTCCTGTGATATTCTTAAATAGGCATGTGCCTGTCCCATCATATACTTGTATTTTTCCATATTGTCAACACCACCAGCAATCATGGCATCTCCAATATTTTGATATGATTCTTTTAAATGTTTTTGTATTTTATTTAATATAGTTAATTCTTCATTTAACATCAGCTATTTTACCTTTATTTATACCTTTCTTAATGACATATTTCTGGGTGCCATTCGCACCTGTTTCTACTTCTGTTTTAAGATTTCGAAATAAGTCTTGTTGTTTATTTTCTACTTCTTTTTCTTTTAGAAAAGATTCTAATTTTTTTGAGTCTCTCATATATACTAGGTATAATGTTATCAAATAGAAAGTCAAGTTTACCTAAAATTTTGTACATGAATTTATCGAACATTAGCAATTCCACTTTCTAAGTGATTTATTAATTCTTGAATTTGGATCTCTTGCAGTCTTAGCTGAAGTTAATCTTTTCTTCATCCCGGACATCCTCGCGCAAAAACTCTTTCTTCTATTGGCAGCTTTAGAACCTTTCTTTAATTTAGATGGTTTAGTAGTTACTGCAGTTTTTAATTTTGATCCAGGATTAGCTGCTCTATAAGATGCAACGCCTTTACGGTTCAGGCCTCCTGATTCAGATTTACCTTCTTTTCTTTGCCATGCAGGAGATTTACTTCCTCTAGCTAATTCAACTCTACCACCTTTTGGATAAGGAACGTTCATCTCTAATTGATCAAAAATTTTAGGTGATCCTTTTTGAAAATATCTTCTCATTTTTATGATTGTGATTTTTTAATTGCAGCTTCTGTAGGTGCACCTTTAGCACCTTTTTTTCTCATCTTCTCACCACGTTTTCTTTTCATAGCAATATTATACCATAAACCTTTTTTAGCTTTTTTGCCTTCTTTAGTTGTATGGTATTTAGAAGTTGATCCACCTTTTGACATACATGCTCTGTCATTAGTTACTTGTGTATTATATCTTCTATTAGCCATTATCTTTTCCCCTTCATTGCCATCATCATCATAGATTCTTTTTTTTCAGGTTTTTTCTTCTTTTTAGAAATAAGATCCTGAAGTTTTTTAGGTAAAGTTTTTTGTGCTTTTGTTAATCCACCTAATTCAAATTTTTTTCTCATTATTTTTTTCCTCCAGTTTTAATTAAGTCAGTTGCTTTGATTCCATATATAGCTGCAACGACAGATACCCATAATGAAACAATCCACCATGGCATTTCCTGAAGTTTCATAAAATATAAATCTAACTTAGCTTGTATCTCTTCATCTTCAGCAAATACGGAATAAAATAAAATAGCCAGTGGAGATGTGAGAACTAAAAGTACAAATTCGTCCTTCCAGTCGCCTTTTTGATTTTGAGCAATCTGTCCACTGTACTCAATTTCTCCGCGTTTCATTTTTTCAGCATGGACGATTCTTGCTTCTGACATTATAATTTCAGATTTTTTCTTATTCTTATAAATCTCAGCGCCAGTTTTTAATGCTGTACCTATGATACTCCACGGAAACATAAAATTAATATGCTTTTGATTTTCTTTTCTTCTCTGCTAATACTGCACCTTGACCTTTAACTTCCATTTCAGGTCCACCAGTACCAATATAGTTATAAGCTCTGTCAGCAGTAGTTAAAGATCTTTTATCAATTTCAATTTCCTGATCTGCACACTTATATTCTTTAATATTATTTAGTTTTTGCATTTTATCTCCTTGGTTTTGATTTTCCAGCCTCAGATAAAGCAATTGCAATCGCTTGTTTACGCGATTTTACTTTTTTCTTAGACTTACCTATAGGTAATTCACCTCTTTTGAATTCCCTCATCACCTTTTTAATCTTTTTTTCGGGTTTTGTCATGTTTTTTCTCATATTAGTCATTACCTCCACGCATTATTCTAACATTAGGTACCATATTGCTTTGATTTTTCATCATTGAGTCGGTACTTGGTAAAGTTTTACTTAAAATTGTTTTCTCAATTGATGTATTAGCTCTTAAATTTGCTAATTCTTCATTCTGTTCAAGTTTTTCCTCTTGATTAGACTGATTCATCATAGTTTTCATCTTATCAAGGTTCATTCTCTCATCAGCTTCTTTTGCTTTTCGATCATTTTCCATTGCTCTAAGGTCTAATTCTCTTGATCTTAGTTTAGCAATCGGATCATTATCAAATTGTGAAGTAATTTTCTTCTCTTCTTCCATGAATTCACCCATCATTTCAGCAATTAAAACTGCTTTTCTAGATTCAATTTTTTCAGTTAGCATTTTAATTTGCATTTGCATCTGTTGAGCTATTTGTGGATTCATTTGCATCTGTTGTTGCATTTGTTGAAGTTGAATTAATTCATTTCTAAATTCTATTTCAATTTGTTCTTGAGCCATTAAAGAAATATGTTCAAAAATATTTTTCTCTAAACTTGCCATGACCATTGGATTATTTCTTGCAATATTAGTTGCCATAAAATTTAAGTGAGCTGTAATGTGTGCTCTATGATCTTGACCGGGAAATGCTTGGAAAGGTTTAGAACCTAAAGCATCAATATGCTCTAATGCAGGATCTTTAGGTTGAGGCTGCATCGGTTTAATTAAAACTTGATCAATATTTTTTACACCTAATGCTTCATACATATTTCTATATGCTGCATACATATTATGCATCTGAGGATTTGAGGTTGCCAGCTGCAATTCCGTTTGCGCAAGTGAAATACGCTGTGTTTGTGAGAAAATGTTAGGGTCGGCAACTGGCAATATATCTACCCTATCATCAAAGTCAGTTTGTTTAATTGTTCTTTGACCCCCAACTACATCATACGGATACTCTTGAGGTAGATATAACTTGAATACTCTAGCTAAAATTCTAAATTCATTTTTAAGAGCTGAGTAAATTCTTTTATGAATAGCAGACATGGTTCTTGAACCACGTTCTAGTAATGCAACTGTAGTTCCTACAGCTGCTTGTTGATTGCCATCACCAACTTGTAAATCTGCAATCGATGCAAATCTTTGACCTGCTTGAACCACGATACCCATCAAACTTAATAATGTTTGACTTGGCTCTTTAAACGGAAGCATCATAAATGAATCTCTTAAATTTCCTCCAGGTGCATCTACATCTCTAAACTCTCCTGGTTGAATAGATTGTGCATCATCTCTAATTCTAATACCACGCATTTTAAATCCTGCTGGTAAATTAGATAATGTTCCTGCATCTAGTAATTGTCTTAATGCAGAAGTTGCAGTTCTACTTAATCCACCAATCATATGAATTAAACCAAAACCATAAAAACCTAGTCCTGGTAAAAATTTAAAATGTACAAAGTATTGTATCTTAGATTTTTTAGGATCTCCTACTTCATAGTTTCTTCTAATTGATAAAATCTCTCTAGAAGATTGTTCAATAGTTACAATGTATGGAATCTTAATTCCTGACGGCTCACCAGTCTCTTGATTTACATCTTCAAAACCTTCTAAGTCTAAATCAATATGACATTCTAAAATAGTAAATACATCTTCGTTTCCAGTTTTTTGTGTACCTTCTAATTCTCTCTCTTTTTTCTCAACTTCAGATTCTGTATCTGGACCTTTGCTTAATTCAACATCTCTATAAAAACCGGCTACTTGTTGTTTTCGTAATTCATTTTCAGAAACTTTTATTCGATGAATAATTGCTTCCGCATCATCTAATGAGGTAGCTGTGTACGGAACAATTAAATCATCTGCTGGAACAAATTTAGAAACTGCTCTTTGTTCCATTTCATCATAGTAAACTTTTTTAAATGCAGAACCTGCTAATGGTAAATTAAATAACATTTGATCAAACTCAGGTTCATACTCTTTCATTTTCTCCATGATTTCATAATTCATAAAATCTTTTACTCTATTTGCTTGATCTGTTTTTTCTGGATTTGGTAATCCTAATACTTGAGTTCGAACCGGTCCATCTGCCGGTAATAATTCTTTATATGCTAATGCTTGAAATT